CCCGGCAATCAAAGCAGCTCAATATAGAAGGCTGGAGGCAATCAAGTCACCGCTGTGGGTTGATGCGATGGTAACAGTTATAAAACGTCAAAAATGGTTTAGATGGCACGATGCCGGAGATGTACAGAGCCCTGAACATATGCAAAAAATTTTAGAAGTATGTAGACTAACACCAGACACCAAACACTGGTTACCAACTCAAGAGCGCGCATTCCTGCCAGCTCCTGAAGAGGTTCCAGACAATTTAATAATTAGATTATCAAGATCTAAAATAGATGGACCAGCAACTGCAGCTTGGACTCATGACTCAGGCGTTACAACTGGGACAGCTCGAACTTGTCCAGCGCCGGATCAGGGCGGCCAGTGTTTAGACTGTAGAGCTTGCTGGAATAAAGACGTTAAAAGTGTTATATATGGAAAGCACTAATGTTCGAATTTAAACACCCAAAATATTATACAGAATTACGCAAGCGTAATAAGGAGGAAGCACGGGCTCAGCTCAAGGTACCTTCCTCTGATCTGGATCAGGTCATTAGCAAAGAATCTTCGACGGAAGAGAATCAGCGTGCACCTGGTCCGGGCCTAAGCAACAAGCAGCAAGCATCACATAAGCTGGTCACTCCAAGGAGTGACCAAAAGGAAGCCTCAAGCAACAAGCAACAAGCAACAAGCTTTAAGCAGCAAGCGTAGATAATCATTGACATGAAGGATAATATAGGATATAGTATAAATATGATCAGGGTCCTGATCGGGCAATGCGCCCAGGCATGGAACCTGCAGTTAATTCCACCGTTAAAATGCTGGGGACGGGGTGGGCACCCAGGGCTGCAGGCTAAGCCGTTTCCTTTCTTCCTAACTCAGCAAGCAACAAGCGACAAGCAGCAAGCCCTGAGCAACAAGCCTCAAGCTTAAAGCCGCAAGCGGCAAGCTCTTGTACATTCTTTCCCTCATAAAGTTTTACGTCACTAGAAGCGAGGTGCTTTACTATGATGAAAGTATTCTCAGGATGCTTCACGTGAAACGCAATTTGGTGTGGTGAAAGTCTTATTTTATTACTGTTGGTTACTTTCAACTCTAAGGTAAAAAAAGTATTATTTTTATTATAACACAATACATCTGGTATGCCTGGAAGGCTTAAATTTTCTATGCGATTGAACTGTATATCAGTCCAAGATTTTTTAATTTCTTGGTAAAATTTATGCTCTGGTTTCAACGTAATAACTATTTACGGAAGTATAAGTTTTTTTCTTTTTTTAGGCATAAATCCTGGTTGATTAACGTCCATTTGATGAAGCATTTTAGTAGCCTCAGCCATTTCAGCCATTTCAACAGCTGGGACAATTACTAATCTGTGTGTTTCCATGGCACCTACTATTTTATTTTCCATTAATCTTATACCTTGAATATCATAAAACTTACCATTAGGCAGTGCTACCTGTATTCTAGCGTTTTGAGCTACAGGAGATTTATTAAACTTTGCTAATATTTGAGCTAAAAATTTACCTGTCATAATTTCTTTTCATAACCAAAATGTTTAAAATCATTATCATGTATATCATCCACGACTTGTTTTAATTCTTCAGTGTAATATTCTCTATAATCTACCTTCTTTGACTGGTAGATATATCCTAGATCAGAATATCTTTCAACAATATTAATTTTTTCTGCAATGTAATTGAAATCATCTTCTAAACTTTCAAACTTACCTATAAAAGTAAGGGGTATTTTACCATCTAAATTCAATAATCTAAATTGTGTAGGTTCTTTATCCAAAATAAAGTCTTTAAATGATTTATTAATATAACCCATTCGAGTTAAAAAATTGTAGTGACTTACTATTCTAGAGTATGGATTTCTAACAAAAGTAAATGAAAAATACTTAGGTCCATTGTATTTATCCCAAGTAACATCTACTGGAACATGTGTTATAGACCTAGTTATTTTAGGTTCATTGACATGAGATGTATCTGAGTATTTTAATAAAACATCGTTTATACTTGAGCCTGCTGTTTTAGGCATGTGATAAAACATGAAATTATGTTTTGTGCTGTAAATCATTGTCCTTATCTAACCAGTCTATTAACAAATGTATTCTATCAATATCTGAATTGTTTTCTACGGAATGGTATTTATCGTTGTTATCTATTTCTACAACTTCACCTTCTTGTAGATTTCTTTTTTCCTCCTCAATAGTAAAAATACATTTAGGGTCTGTAACTATTGGAATATGTATTCTATGAATAGCTGCAAAAAAATATCCTACATCCTTATGTCTACTAATTATTTTTTTAGAAGGTAGGTTAATTAACATAGCTGTCGCCATATAACCTAGACCTATTTTATTTGTTAAAAGTGTGTGTATCATAAGTAATTCTTTTTGATATTTGTTTATTTCATTATAAGATTTTGGTCTACCTTGAACTTTTTCATCCCAAAGTAATGGAATGGTTTTAGTTTGTTTGTGAACATCAAAAGTTTTTTGTCTATAATCATAACTATCCCAATTATCTTTTGTATATTCTAATGCTTTACGTTTAATACTAGAGACATCTATGTAAGCGTGTGTTTTAAAATTAAATTTCATTTAGCCAATTGTTTGTAAAATTAAATTTTTTAAAATACATATCAGGTATGTATTTCATATACTCTGAGTTATCTGTTTTTTCAATTTTGTCAGTTTTGATTGTATGTAATTGTTGTCCGTAAACTGAATCATCATATTTTATATTATTAACCTTAAACTGGTTAAGGTTAGTATATGAGTGATCAAAAGAATCGATGTTTAGAAAATCATATATTTTATTAATTTGATTTTTAGTATCCGTTACTAAATTATTATATTGAATGAACAAACAATTTTGATGCCAACCATAGTAGAGATTATAAATTGAATCTAGGCTTAGTGAAACAATAGATTCTTTAGAAAATAAAGCTTCAATTTTTAAATTGTCGTCATTATACTTTTTATTCATAAAAAAATTCTTATCTTCTTTAAATAATTTTATAAAAGAGCAAACCACTTCAAACAAGTCTCTAACTAAAACAATAAACTTAATATCATTTTTATTATATTTATGTATCACCTCTAATTCTGTAAAAAGTCCTGCATGAGTTCTTTCAATGATTATATCTCCTGGCCAATCTTTGTAATAATTATCAATAAAAGAACCGTTAGCATTATGAAATGATTTTTTATCTGGAAAATTCTTAGCTGTATCTAATTCACTATAATTTTTAAAACATTCGTAAGCCAAAGCGTTAACAAAACTAAGTCCAGTTGTATTTATTTTAGGATTTTGATTTAATATTGAAGATAATAAGGTATTTCCAGCTCTAGGGAATCCTGTTAAATAATATTTAGTTTTCATTTCTAGGGTTGTTTTACATGATATTACGGTGTATGTAAAGAAATGGGATTACCAAAACAATTAACAGAAATGCAAATGAAGTTTGCTCATGAACTTGTGACAAACGAAGGTAGAAAGACTAAAACAGAATGCGCTATCGATGCTGGTTATAACAAAGATAGAGCTACTATTACTGCATCCGAACTTACAAATCCTAGAAAATATCCATTAGTTGTTAAATACATTGGTGAATTAAGAGAAGAATATCAAAAGAAATATGAGGTTAATTTTAGTAACCACATTGCTGAATTAGCTAAACTTAGGGATGAAGCAAGAAAAAAAGGTGCTTGGTCTGCAGCTATAAACTCTGAAGTAGCAAGAGGTAAGGCGGCTGGTCTTTACATAGAACAAAAAATAATACGTACTGGTAAATTAGAAGATCTATCAGCTGAAGAACTAGAGAATCGTATGAAACAAATAATTGATGAATATTCACCTATATTGGAAGGTGTTGAAGTAGAAGAATTAAAAGAAAAAGTTAAAAATATTCCTGTACCGAAAGATAAAAAAGATATCAATTAGATATTAATCTTTTCAAGTTTTTTAATACATCCTGTTGGAAAAACATTTCTGTCTGAAAAAGACTCAGAAGAATTATCATATGAAGCAAACGTTTTTAACATCTTATTATCTTTTGAAAATATATAAGCATGTGTGATCATCTCTGCAGGTTTCATCTCATTGAATTCATTTATATCAGCATGACCACTATCACCCAAAATGTCTAACCAAGTAATTTTGTAAAAATAATACCTCTTTTTGTTGATCACTATTGATCTGTATTTAGATTTCTTGTTTGTCATTTTTCTATTCTACTTCACTCTTATAGGTTCTGAAATACTTTTATATAATTACCGTTTTGAAAAATGAAAAAAAAAAGTAGAAAAGTAGAAAATATACTAGAACCTATATATACCAACGTTTCTAGCTTCTACTTTTCGTTACTTTTTCTACTTTTTTCTAGCCCCTTGCCGCTAGAATCGTTGATACAAGCCACTTCTAGCTCATTTCCTAAAAAGTAGAGACTTTCACCTTCATTTTCTTTAATAATATCAGAGGTTTGCTTCACTTTTTTTAACCATTCTAAATAGACTTTTCCTCTTTTTTCCTTATTTTCGGCATAAAATTGCTCCGAAATTTCGTCTAATTTTACCATATTTTCCCTAATTTGACCCTCATTTGACCTTTTTTTACCCTTTTTTAGCATAATATTCCTCTACTTTTTGCTTCCATTTTTCCGTATATTCACGAAATCGTCTACCATTAATGATAAATCGTTGAAAAAAACAATCTGGAGTACACATCAAAATGACCCCCTGATCGATATCAGTTCCGTAAGTTTCATTGTGAGCCAGTGCGTACGCTGCAGACTGCAAGTAATAATCATCTATCCACTCTTCACGTTTAGGCTTGTTACTTTGTTTAAAGTCTATTATACTTTCGCGCCCCATATAAATTCCACAAAGGTCAGTTGCTCCGGCGTACCGGTCTTGGTAGGATAAAACAGCCTCAGAGCCCCATATTTCATCCAAATCTTTCAAACCCTGGTCAATGATCGTATTAGCCATTCGATGAGCCTCTCCGCCCTCCTCAGTCATGTCTAGAATGTTTTTATCCTCTACATAACCCTCTAAAATACTATGCATTTTAGTACCCCGTGTTGCTGCCGTATTCTTGACACGTTCTGCCTCTTTTTCGCCAACTTTAGCAATCCATCTTTTTAAGGAATCCTGTTTCTCCTGGGATTGTGTAGTGCTCAAAATGGTCGTAACAGATGGTAATTTATTGTCATCTATTGCATAGTGACGTTTACCCTCTATCATTTCACGAATAGACTTTGGATATTTATAAAGTTTATTCCATTTCATTAGTTTAAATCTTTCAAAAGTTTACCATGATATATTTCATACCAAGCTTTACAATCTTCATTAGTGCATTCATACATACTAACAATTGAATACTCTTCATCATCCTCTGCATCAAAATCATTGTTCCATCTTAAATCAGATTTACAATACAAACATTTCATCATTCAAATTTTTCTTTCATTTTTTATTTCTATTATTCTTTCTACCATTTTTAAAGTTATATTATGTTTTTCATCATTACATTTAAAACAACAAAAAACAATATTATCTTCAGTATAAGTTTTAGTATTATCTAATCTATCAATAGAAAAATTAGTACGATTTTTTATATTTGATCTACCTTTTCCTATTCTCCCTGTAGCTCTTCTAATGTATGTCCAAGGTTTAAGACAATAAATACAATTAGGACCATATTTTTTTACGTGACTATTATATAGTTCCCAAATTTTTTCTTTAGTAACAACAGGCCACAGTCCTCTTTTCTTACAAGAAGATGGTTTAAACACAGAAGCAATTGTTGAAGTTACAAAACCTTGTTCAGATGTTATATATGCTAACTCAGCATCATAATTTCTATTTTCATTTCTGCATTGTTTACATCTATATGAACGACCATCTTTACTTTTTTTACTAATGGCAAAACTATCAATATTTTTTTCTTGTTTACACGTTGTGCATTTTTTGGTTAATCCCATGAAGCACCAAAGTGTTCGTATTTAGGATACCATTCAAAAAATTTGTATATATTTTCTGTTGCTTCAGTTCTTTTTCCATCATTTTTTTCCCACAGAGGATCTGACATGTCTAATGGAGTTATACCATTAGATATAAAAGGAAATTTACTTTCACCAGATGAATATGCAATTGATCTAGACATAAAAATATCTTCACCGTTAAAAACGTTTTGATAGTTTTTATAAAATAGTTTTGCTTGTTGAATAGTTGCCGGTAAATACATAGTATCAACCAATACTCCACAAGTTAATAAAATAGGTGCAAGACCTTTATGATTTTCAGGCGGTTGTTTTTGATACTCATTGTCATAAAACCATCTTGGATGAAATCCAGCCATAGGTTTACTTAATACAACTAATCCTCTTATTTGCGCTTCATCATATAACCAATCATCATCTTGAATTAAAACAGCTCTATGTTTGCAAGATAAAGCAAACGTATAACGTGACAATAATCCTAAATCAGATTCTTTAGGCATGTATATCCATTTAACTTTTCCGTTATGTTTAATGGGACATTTCTCTTGTTTCAAAGATACAATTAATATTTCATCAATTAATTCATAATCTTGATAAGTTTGAATTATTTTTTCTATGTTTTGTGGTCTGGTATTAAATAGACTCACAGATATTTTTGCTGATATTTCTCTTGCTTTACTCATACGATAACCTTTCCAGTGTTTAATGGTACTCTTTTTCTATAATTATTTACAAAATGTATTTCAGCTGCGAATTTTTTAAATTCTGGTCTATGTTCTAACCAATCTTTGTAGTCCTGGTCTTCTTCATCATCACGAACATATTTTTTTATTTCTTCTTTAAATACATCAAACTTTGTTCCAAGATGTTTGTTAAGTGCATTAACTCCATCTTCAGTAAATAGTTCATCTTTATGTAGTATTAAAAGATTTTTATTTTCACAGTGAATAAAGTTCATAAATTGATGAAACATTGAACCCAACAATTTCATAGGTTGAAATTCTACTGCTGTAGTAAAATTTGTAGTTGTTAGTTTTTGATAATTAATATCCGCAAAATTTCTTCGTTCTTGTGATATTAATGAAGTTCTCATATCTCTATATAAATAAACTATTGGTATACCTAAATCTTTTGGATATGGGTAATGACAATATGTATCTTTCCATTCATTTGTCCTAGTTTTTAAACCAACACTTTCTAATTTATAAGATAAAAAATTACTGGCGCAACCGCCAAAAGAATTTATCCAAACATCCATTCCTGTTTTATTATCTTCTCTTAGAATCATTTAATTTACCGTTTTGTTTTTTAACTTCTTTCTTTACTAATTGTCTAATAACTTCACTCCTGGAAATTTTCATATCCGGAACAATCGCTCCCTGTAATTTAGTTACGTTGTCATAAGTACTGTTATCAACGGTAATGTTTTTGTATTTTGTAAAATCCGTCATCTTGTGTCCTTTCATTGATTAAACACAATATATAGGATAATAAAATAATTTGTCAAGGTTAAAAAATTAATATCTATTAAAAATAGGTCCTTAAAACCTTGTTAATTATAGCTTTTAGTCAATAAGTATCCCTTGACATGAATAAGTATCCCTTGACATTATTTTTCACAACCTACTTGTGAAAAATCACAAGTAATCTCTTTTCATATAGGATTTGCAAAATGTAATCCAGTTTGAAAAAAGGATTTCACAAATGGAATCCGATTTGAAAAAAGGATTTCAAATAATTTAAATAAACAGCTAAGGAAAGACATGAAAACATTAAATGAAAGAATACAATTTACAAAAAAACATAATTCTGATCCTATAAACAAGGACCAACAACATCCTATTCCTACAGGATATTGTAAATATTGTCAGATAAATTTATATGGAAAAGATAAAAAACCTATTACTGCTTGCGACCTTGTCGATTGTAAGCTTTAAAATCTCTTTTCTCTGATTTATTGAGGTTTTTCTTGTGACGTCTAGGACGTTTCTTAGGCTTATCTCTAGGAATGAAGTGGGTAAATTTTTGCTTAGCCATTCTTAATTATTTCTTTGTCTATTTCTCTTAGTTTTAAGTATCTTATACTACCATTTTTATATTGTCTTGTGTCTTCGCCACAGTTTGTACACTTATAATAATCATCTACAATAGATAATAATATAGATTCTTCCCTGCAATATTCACAGTAGCCATTAACTGTATCTATACTTCTTAATAACTTATTAAAATTTTTTAAGTCACTCATACTATATCTTTCGCCTTTCCTATTATTGGTTTGTATTTTGTTTTACCTTCTGATTTATACGCATGCATAAACTGCTCACGTCTTCCTTCTGGAATCCAACTACAATGTATCCATCCACTGTTAGGTTCACCTGGAGTGTAGAACTCAAGAATCAGCTGATCTGTTTCTAGGTTCTGTTTAATCCAATCAGCGACTTCAGCATTGTCAACTCCAATACATTCGAAATCAGCCGCCTCAGCTTTTGCATGCTGTGAATTTGCAGAGCTACCAATAGCAAGACATAATTCTTCGCTACGAAATCCTGATGTTACTTTTACTCTACCAAAATGGTCCCGGACGGGCTGTAATATATTTTCACAAAGTGCTTTTAATTTTTCTATTTGACCTGAGTTAGGATTATTATTGATACCTTTACGTATTGCAGTATCTGATTTGATAAGCTCTTGTAAGCTAAAATTTCTTGAAAGATTCATTTATTGACAGCTTAAACACTCATCACTGTCTTTGTCAAGGTCTGCGAGAGCTTCTTCTTTACACTGTTGACTACAAAACATGTCTAATTCATCATTTGCATCAAAAGCTTCTTTACATTTTTTACATTGTTTTCTCATTTTTTATGTCTCCCCATATACCAATCCCCTGGTTCATAATTCCATCTTTTACCGTGGTGCCCTCTTATATCTGCATACCACATTCTTAATTTTACAATCCATTTTAAATAATTTTTAGGTCTGGCCATAATTTCTAATATCACAAATTAACTTTTTGTCACCTCATTACAACCATATTTCATATATAATTTATTATCATTTACAATTTCTCTACCTATATTTTCAAGTTCTATTATAGATTTAAAATTACCTGCTAAAATACAATCATAGAAATCCTTGAAAGGTTTCTTTTCTTCATACATAGGTAGACAGGTTCCATCTACAGCAGAACATATTACTAAAGTAAGAATAAAATTCATCACTCTAATATTAATTTCTTGATTGACTTAGAACCGTCGATGTTCGACTCTAATTCAGCCATCGACTTTATGCACTGGTATTTAATAGAATCTTTTATGTCACGCATCGCAATTCTTTTACCCTTTAAACAATCAGACATTGAGGGTTGGATACGTGCCTCTTTAATCTCTCCATTAATAATCATTAATAATGCTATTACTAACTCTGACATTAATGTGCTGCCTTTCCATTAGCTCTTACTTTGTCTTTTAAATCTTCTATATCAACTAAGGCTTTATCTAATTGTTCTCTTAAAAATTCTATATTAACTTTGTTAGTCATGTTCATTTCTTGAGTCTGTTCCATTTTCTCTACAGATTTATAAAGATCC